TGCCCGCTGGCGGGCCTGCTGGCTTTGGTATTGAAGACTACGCAGAGCCGGAAAAGCTAAGCGAGATTGATCTGTACCGTAGGCGGCAAAGTTCCTTTGGACGGATGCAGGAACTGACTGGGACTGATATTGGAACGAGTATCCTGCAACAGATATGGCAAGATACTGGGGGTCAGTTACCTGAGGTTGCAGTAGCTGGAGGCGGTCTTGCTGGCGGCGGTATTCCTGTTGGCGACGAAGAAATGGAGAGAATGCTTAACAGGTCTGACTTTGCAACTGCTCTGGAGCAAGGTGTTGCTACTGCAAAAGAACAAGAAGCGGCTAGAGAGGCAGAGGAACAAAGACTAGCTGACATCGAAGCCGCAAAGCAACCTACGGAAGATGCGTCGTGGTTCCGCAGGTTCTTTGAAAGACAAGCAGAGACAGCGTTAACAGGTGCAGATGTTGCTACTGCAGCAGCAGAGACTGGTCTTGGTGGAGTTGCGGTAGCGACACGATATGATGACTTCCAAAACCTTTTCGCAAATTACATGACAGAAGCATCTGCAATCTATAGCGAAACATCAGCCGATTTCCCTTCCCCAGGATTCGATGAAAGACAGGCACTTAGGGACGAGAGATTAAAGGTCAACCCTCAGTGGCAGTGGCTGAACAAAGAGATAACATCTGATGAGTTCGTTGGCTTGATGTGGAAGCAGGTCGATGAGATGGGCGCAGGAGAGAGTGTAGGTAGGGCGGCCATAAATCCTATCACTTACGCGCCATTCCCAATAGTTGACCAGCTAGCAGGATTGGCCTTAAAGACTGGTCTGCGTTCTGCTTCTGAAGTTGCCCAATTATCTTTCAAGTTAACCAGGGCCGGAGTCACTGGTGGGCGTGATCTAACAGTAGAGATGGCTACAAGTTTGGCTACTTGGGCACCTGGGCGCGCTAAGGTTGCACAGGCCGCACCTGATAATGTCTATGGTCCTTACGGTGAAGGCCAGTTCCGCATGCGTCCTGGCCCAGCATCTGCAGATGATGTCTACACTATAGGGGGTGTTAGTCGTTCACCATATGAGACCTATGTAAGCATCAAAGGTAAAGCCGCACGCGGAATCACTAACATTAGAAAGTACACTACTGACCACTTCGCTTTGTCTAAGAACCTAGAGAACGAGATCAAGCGTTATTGGGAGAAAGCAAATCCAGGGCGTGCATTCCCTGCCGCATATAAGTTCGCTACTGAGCTGGCTTTGGTCGCAGGTGGGATACACCATAAAGCTACACGTCGGTTTACCCGCTGGCACGATGAGATGGCTGGGTGGCTGGTGTCTGCAGAGGGTAAACGCATGCCTGCCACATATGCATTACGTCTCTCTGATCTGATGCACCAGTACGACATACTTAGCATGCACCCACGCAGAGCGCAAGAAGGAATCTGGACGCAAGATATAATCATGCGTCAGGTCAATGAATTGCGTGAAGAGGTGACGCAGCGGTTCCAGCGTGCACCCAGGCACAGGGGTGAAGTCACCTCGTGGGAACGGGTCACTCGTGCCGCAGATGTCATCTCCCGTGCTTACAAAGAGATGCTTAATGAGAACGTATACCACGGTTTCATTACACGCGAGTTCGCTGACCACTTAATGGATTTGTATCCTCACTACCACCCGACTCGATTTGCAGACGAGCAGTTGATAGAGGGGATAGAGATAGCGGTAGACCCTATAAAAGATACTAATATAGGACAAATGGGTTCGCGTCTAGCAGGTCCAGATGAACCTACTATTCACCATCTTGCTGAACAAGGCATTGGCCTATATGATCTTGAGAACCCTCTCGATGTTCTTAGGTCGGCTATCCTTAGACATGAGAAGCGTATAGCACTAAATACTGTGGTCAAGTCACTGGTCAAAGCTCTGCGTGTCTGGAATTGGGACTCTGTAGAGCGCGAAGGTCAACTGATCAGGACATTCGAGTTCAACCGTCCTGTTACGACTGAGGGCGGCAGGGCATTAGGCCCGCTTCCAGAAGGGGTCGCTGGACGCCCAGACATACCAGTGGAAGAAGCGGCTGGCGCAGTCGCAGCGGTGCCTACTAACAGAGTAGGCAGTAACGTGGCAGTCCGTGTTCCACGCCCACGTGCGCCGTATGGCACAGCAACTAGGGCCGCCAGGGAAGGCAGAGCTAAGGTGGTCTACTGGGAGCACGGCAAACCTGTGTATGTCGAGGTTGATGCAAACGCCGCCAAAGACATACAGACACTGATCAACATGGGTACTAACAGAGCGCGAACAGTATTGCGCAGTATGCAGTTTCCGTGGCGTGCGATATGGACTCAGTACAACCCTGGGTTCATGGCTAAGAACTTTCTCTTTGAGATGCTTACCAACATGACAGTGCACGGTGTCATGCCTACGACAACTTTTACCAATCTAATGAAGGCTTTTAAGAACATCATTGTTGAAGTACCACTCATAGAGCAGATGTACGATGCAAACGCGATAGTCCTTGGTAGGACTGGCGGGCGGGCGCGACGGGACACAGGTAAAGAATATCTGTGGTCTGGTACAAGATTAGGCCCAACCCAGAAACAGATCAAAGAAGGGGCAGAGTGGACTATCAGGGACAGTAGGGACTGGAAGAGATTCTTGTTCAATGATAGCGGTACGATCAACCCTCTAAAGCTATTCAATCTCCTTAATGAGACAGCACAGGCGTTCGAGCTTGCTCCACGTATGTCACTGTTCCAGAAGGGACTGGAGCGAGGAGCGGGAGAGCAAGGTGCCGCATCATGGGCGCGCGAAGGGATGGTTGACTTCGCTCAGGCTGGAATCTTAGTGCACCAGTTAGATGCTGTATTCCTTTACCTGAATGCAGGCATACAGGGTGCCAAGGTGCCTTTCGTGGCATTCAGCAAGAACCCTAAGAAAGTAGGCATGTCACTAGCGATGATCCCTGCCCTTGCGACAGGTCAATACCAGTACAACAAGTGGGTCACTAACAAATACAAGGACACAGACACTCCCAATAACTGGCATGACATACCTGCTGAAGATAGGTACGGTGCCATCTCATTCCTACTTCCTGGCCCAGGCAAGAGGATGCCGGATGGGAGCGTGAAACCCAGGTACATCAAGATAATCCCCATCTTGCGTGAGCTGGCTTTACCGTGGGGAGGCACCATACGGGGATGGGAACTGCTGGACGAGAAGGTTCCTAATGACATGCAAGCGTTCTGGGAAGCAACGGAAGATCAGCTCTGGCCCATATCTTCTGTCTTACCACAGCATGCTAATGCTGGTATTCCTAACTCTCTTGATATACCGCTTCTCGACAGAGTTCCATATCCAACTGAGCTAGGAGAGACAATCGCTTCATGGGTTGAAAACCGTGACCCATTCACTGGGCGTGAGATAAGAGACAAGGCTTACAGTGACCCTAATATACCTAAAGGAGAACGAGTCACACCCTGGTCCTCTGAGATGGCTAACAATGTTGCACGCGTTACGAAGTTCTGGGAGCCTTCAGATGTAGACCACATCTTCAAAGCGGGCGGCGTGATGAACGACATAATAGAGGGCGTGGACTTGGCTCTGCGTGCATCAGGTCTTGGACGCAAGGTTCCACAGACTGTGGATGCTACCGTTAGCGAGCTAGAGGCGTTATCCATGGAGTTCCCTGATGAAGAGTCTGTCAGGCTGGCACAGAACCAATACATGTCCAACCTGAACTTTGACTTCTACAAGGACGAACCGGACGTTATAGCCGCGAACATCACTAGCAAGAAGACATTCTTAGACGCGGTAGATGCCGAACTACGCAAGCGCACAGAAGGCGAGAAGATGCCTTGGGATGGCCCGATTGACGCTTTCATGGGAAAGGGCGGGTATGGCAGATACATGACTGCCAAGCGTGAGGCACTGAAGAAGGCTGGCTATGACGATGCAGATACCAGGGCCGCCGCTGAAGAGATAGAGGAGTTTCGCATAGAGCAGAACCAGTCGCAATTAGAGCTAGATGCCCAGGTGCGTAGCGGAGATATGTCTCTACTGGAATGGCGGCAACAATCGCAGAAAGTCTCTATGATTATGCGCGCCGAACTATTTGCCACATTTGAAGATTTTCCACGTGCGGCCCAGGCTGGCCGTGGCACACTAGCATTCAAGGAATATATGGAGGGCGTGAATACCCTCATGGGACGATGGCCTGATGATCGTAGTAAGGGCGACATCCTCTACGCCACGTGGCTTGGATTGCAGGCTGACCTATATGACGAAGATGAGACTGGTAGCGACACTAAGTCAATCCAGAAGATGGACGATGACAGGACGATGATTGACTTGTTATTGCAGGACATGAGGCCGTTGTGGAATAGACAGGATGAATTTATAGCGGCTCTTAGTGAGGACGACCAAGAGTTACTGGAAGTGAAGCGTTCGCAGTATGCCACTGCATTGCAGGCTTCATATAGGCATGCGCTAGACATACTACGTCCATACTACGACATGGAAGACCGCGTGCATGCAGGTATACAAGACCCACGTGTACGCGAAGGCTTCTCTAAGCGTATGAATGGCAGTACCAATCAGAAGAAAAAAGTGCTGGACACGGCTATAGAAGATGGCTGGATAGATGCACTGAATACCGCCGAAGGCATGGTAGATGAATGGCGCAAAGACTGGTTGCGTAGAGGCTACGATGATGCAGAGGAATGGGACGCAACGCATGCAGCTCAGATACTAGTGGACTACAACCTTGCTAAGATGCCTGACAGTCCTGCGCAATTACTAAAGATATGGGACTTGGCAAGCCCTAAATTCAAAGAAGGAGATGAGATATACGAACAAGACATAGTGGACCGCATAGACTACGATAAAATACCGGTGCATGAACCGTGGGTGGCACCTGAAGATGCAATCACTGACTTCCCACCCCGTTAGTAGTGTATACTGATTTTACATAGGTGAATTATGGTTTCACAGAATGATCCAGCGGCAACTCCAACGCCTGATGGCGTGCAGGACATCCCGCAAGAGGTTGCACAGACTGGCGATGCTAGTGCTGATGTTGAGAAACTGAGTGCACAAGTCAAGAAGCTAGAAAGCGACCTTCGCGCCGCAAACGGGCGCACACGGAGCAGACGTTCTCGGAGTGACGAGTCGGATAACCTCCTCCTCAGCACCAACAATGAGGTGCGGATGCTTAATCGGCGGGTCGATACGCTGATGAATGCAATAGGAACGGGCGACACCGACGGACTTCCCGATGCAGTCTCTCAACTGAACGCGCAACAAGCGCAATCCGTGGCAGACCTTGACTATCAGCAACAGTGGGAAGGGTTGTCTGATGATCTTGTCTCGGCAGTCAAGAACGCCGATGGGCAGGACATCATCAACATTCATACCGCGCCGGAGTTAGAGCAGGTTCGGCAAGACTGGACCTCTGCTCATCAGCGGCGAGATATTGCGGGGCTTGCCCGCGCTGTTGCAGAAACTCAACGTGTTGCTCGCGGATTAGAGCGTGAGGGCAGGTCTCCTGTATCTCAAGCTCAAAACAATGACAATACCAGCGCATTCGAGTTGGACACTGGCCCATCTGTTGGTGGCAGTGGCATGTCGGATGAGCGATGGTTGGATAGGGTCTACGGTGCAGAGAATTTCTCTCCCACCAAAGCAGACCACGACAGGGCAAAAATCATACTAGACCGCATAGCGGCTGGTGGATAAGGAGAACAACTAATGGCAGCAGGCGATACCACAACCCAGTCACTTGCTGACAGCCTGCCCACAGTCATTGCGTCCGCGCGTCAGATCAGAGAGCAAGAGGGAGTTGTCCCTAACTTGGTCGATAAAGTGACGCTCGGAGAGGGGACTGGCGTTTCATGGAACGAAGTCTCTATGGCGCAACTGACTGCGCAGACAGTCACAGAGACCACGCGTCTCGATAACCCACAGCAAATGTCCGATACGTTGCTGACGATCACCCCCACTGTGGTAGGGATTCATACCCTCATCACTGACAGAGTGGCGGCACGTATCAGCAAGAACGCCTACGCAAAGGTGGGCAGTCTGGCACAGAACGCTATTCAGAGGAAGAAGGACGAAGATGGACTGACCGCCATTGATGGTGCGTCCCTTACTATCGGTTCTTCTGGTTCGGCTCTGACAACGGGCATGATTGCCGCCGCTGTCTCCCGTATCTCCTCTGATGCTGACGAGCCTGGGAACCCACCGTATCGTGCGGTTCTTCACGGCTTCCAGATCAAAGACTTGTATGATGCAGTTGCTTCGATCTCTAGCGGCAACCCTCCCTCACAAGGTCTGACAGATGGTCTGTCTGCCCGTGTGTTCCAAGAGGGCTTCCGTGGTCGCATCCACAACTGCGAGATATACGAAGACGGAAACATCGACGCTTCCAGCAACGCCGCTAAGGGCGGCATCTTTGCACAGGAAGCACTGATCCTTGTCCAAGGACGCTCCCCGCGTACTGAGACTCGCAGAGAGCCACATATCGGCGGCGGTTCCACCAGCGTATTCCTTTACGATGAGTACGCATATGGTGAGCGCAGTGCAGGTAACTGGCTATTTGAAGTCGAAACCGACGCGACGCTTCCTACTACCTAATGAATGAGCGGCGCACCATTTGGTCTGAGGCTCACGGCCCCATTCCTAAAGGGTGGGTCATTCATAACTTGAATGGTCAACCTGGGGACGTGCGGTTAGAGAACCTAGCCGCTGTCCCCAGGGATAACATCTTTCTGGCAACCGCTCCCTATAGGGTGCGAATACGAAATCTAGAGCTAAAGCTCAAACAAATAGGTGAACATAATGGCCCAATCGGGTAACGGTAGAATCTGTCTGTTCAATGACTTTGCTGGCGTAGGTAATACCCTGGCACTGACTGCGGACACAGCACAGCTTGGAGACTTCTTCGCTGGCGGCGAAGGCTTTGAGGACAACGACGCTGGCATCGCAGGGAAAGATGCGCTTTCTGGTGTTGTCACGATTACCTCTGCAAATACCGATGCTGACACAACCTTCATCGGAACTCACATCATGTTCGATGTGGCTTTGATGGGCACGATTGTGCTAGAGACCAGAATCCAACTCCCTGATTTGGACACCAAAGAGATATTCTTTGGACTCACTAGCATCCTTTCGGTTGATGAACAACTGGAAGACATCGTGATAAACGCATCAGGCACCACCATCACGATGCCCGCAGACCTTGTTGGGTTCTATCTCAGTGACGAACTCACAGACGACGAGGACTGGCACGGTATCCACAATGGCGGGACTACTGCTGGCTCAACCACAACCACTGCTGTTGACCTAAACGACGACGCAGTAGCTGGCGAGTGGCAGGTGTTGCGCCTGGAAGTGGATAACAATGGCACAACCAGATGGTACATAGATGGTGTGCTTCTGCAGACCGTGGCGGGCGCATGTTCGACAAGCACTGACATGGCTGTCTGTCTCGCTGCTGGTGCGAACACCACTCAACTCGCAATCTTTGACTGCGACTACCTGATGGTAGAAGCCAACCGCGACTGGACTGTCTAGCCTAGTTACTGATGCCCAGGTCACGCCTATGTACGCAAACGCACTGGCTGGCCTGGGCTTAC